GCAGGAGCACCGCGATCCCCTCGGGCGAGCCGAACTCGCCGGCGCCGACGCGGGGATCGGCGTCGGTCTGGATCCCCATCTGCCGCGACACGTAGCGGCTCGGAGTGGCCGAGGCCCGATCGGCCCAGGCTTCGGTCCACCCCCCGTAGCCGTCGGAGACCAGCGTGCGGTCACCGATGATCGCCTCGTCCAGGAGCGTGGACGCGATCAACCGACGCCCGATCGCCACGAGCTTGCGGGCGTCGGGCACGGCTCACTCCTCCTGGGGAAGCTGGCCGGCCTCCTCGAGGACGGCTCGGTGCTCAGGGGTGATCGCGTCGAGGTAGGGCCGCTCGACGGGGGCCGCCTCCACGATCTCCTGCTGCGGCTCCACGTCCTCCGGCTGCGCTTCCTCACGGGGGGCTTCCGACTTGGACACGATTCACTCCTCAGAATGCGGACGGACGGACGTAGACCTCGATCTCCTGTACCCCGTCGGCGACGCCTGACCCCTCGAACCGGAAGGCCCACCACCCCGGCTCGTCGGCGACGACCACCGTGTACCAATAGCCGACCTCGGCGCTCAGCAGGTCGACCTTCGCCCGCGTGCTCCTGACTCCCGATGGCGACTTGGCGTGAAAATACAGGACGGTCGGGTCCTTGGGTTCCCCCTCGACCCGGAACTCCGCACCCACCTTGAGCGGCTGACCGACGATGATGTCCCGCGCGTCGGCCTGGACGGGGGTGAGCACGCGAGCCTCCTCAGCTGGTCCACCGGCGCACGGTGATACGGACCCACGATAGGGCGCTGACCGTCATCTTCACGGTCGCCGATTCACCGACGACGCGACCCAGGAAGTCGCTGACCAGGGCTCCGGTGGCGCTCGCCGACCCGGTGAGCACGCGCAGGAAGCCCCGGCGGATCAGGCCGGTGGCGCTCGACGATCCGGCCATGATGCGCTGGGGCTGGCGCAGCACCGTGCCGGCGGCGGTGGTGGTGCCGGCGAATGCGCGCAACCGCGCCAGGACGAACGTGCCGCTGGCGACGGTGCTGCTGGAGAAGACTCGCAGGACGACCTTGGTGCCGAACAGCAGTCCGCCACCGGTGGCCGACCCGGCGAAGCGTCGGCGTGGCTGGCGCAGCAGCGAACCGGTGGCGCTCGACGCGCCGGTGACGAGCAACTCGCCCTGGCCATCGGTGGCAACGAAGTCATCGACGTCGACCTTGAACCCACCCGAGCCGCCGCCGACGGCCAGCAGGCCGATCGCCCCCGGCGCGGTGACGGCGGTGTCGATCGCGGAGATCGTCGGCGACGTCGGCTTGGCGTCGCCGACCGGCCACACCCACAACTTGATCTGGCTGCCCAGCGCCTGGAAATCGACCTCGTGTGCGACGTCCTGGGCGATCGCGTACGGCTTGGACCCACCGCCGATCGGTGTCGCGCTGTAGTTGACCAGACGGGACATGCCGACCGATTGGGTCGCGCGATCCAGGATGATCACGTAGCCGGTCTGGTGGTCCAGAGCGTCGTCGGCACGCAGGTAGATCCGGAATGCCCCGTCGACCGAGAACCGGAATGCGACCCGCGTCCGCACCCGGGCCTCGACCACGGAGACTCCGGTCAGGCGACGGGCGCACTTGCCCTCGTACCCGGTGACACTGCCGGCGTCCAGGCGGCCCTGGTTGCCGGACAGGGTGGCCGAGGACCCGGAGGTGGAGTTCCCGGCGATCCAGATCCCCGTCGACCACGGCGTCCCGTCGGCCCCCGTGTACGTGTCGAAGGCGTAGGTGGCCACCGGGTTACCCGCCGGACGGCAGGGTGTACCGGTAGGTCGTGGCGAACGACTCGAGGGAGTTCAGGTTCACCACGGAGAACACGCTACGGTCCAGCAACGTGCCGCCGCCGGCCGCCGCCTGCGAGAACACGCCGTGCTCGGTGACCGCCACCGTGGCCGAGACCGTGTTGGTGCCGATGGTCTCGTAGGTCTTCGGGTCACCCGCGAGCTCGCCCTGGGAGCCGGTCGCCCGGGTGTTCGCCGGGGTGTACTGGGTGGTGAGCTCGGTGGTCAGGGCGGTCTGGCTCGCCGACTCGGACGTGGTGCCGGTGCCCAGGGCGTGGTAGCGCAGCAACTCGGGCTCGACGAGTCCCTGCAGTGAATCGATCAGGTAGCCGGAGCCGGCGTCGGTCACCACCCGGCAGGACAGCAGGCCGAGATCCAGGACCTCCCCCTGCGGACGCAGGACGGCGCCCCACAGGGTGCCCAGCGGTCCCGGGTTGAGCTCGAAGCGGCGCATCGAGTCCAGGCTGCGCTCGAAGTGCTCGGCGTTGGAGCGCTGCCACTCCAGCGCCTGGCGCTGCAGCCGGCCGAGGAACATGGTGGGACGCCACCGCCGCCAGCGCTGACCGTGCTCGACGGCGTCGGCAACCGTGCGGATGCCGGGCCGCAGCGGAAGCCGCAACGGCTTCATGGTGAGGCGGCCCGCCGCCTGGCTCGTGCTCATCGCGTTCTCCCTGTCAGGGGGTGGGGAGCGTGGACAGCTGTGTCTCGGCCTCGGTCGCCAGGGACGTCAGGCCAATGGAGACCACCGACCCGGAGCCGGTGGTCTGGCGGATCTTGCGGTCGATGTCGGCGAGGTCGTCACCGGAGAACGCCAGGCGTGCCCGGGGCACCTCGGCCGCCACCGTGTAGCTGACCGAGATCGAGCCGTCCGCACCGATCGAGGTGGACCGGTACTGCTCGGCGTTGATCAGGACCCGAATGACCGCCTCGGCGACGGCCACCCGGATCAGACGCTCCCAGTCGGCAGCGGTCTGGATCTGGGTGGCCGTCGCTCCAACGGCTGCCGCCGCGTCGTCCGCCGCGTCGATCAGGCCCGGCACGCTCGGGCGAAGACCGCGCAGCTTGACCAGCGCATCCTTCACGAGCACCGAGGCGAGGTCCGAGTCGGGTCCGGACAGCGCCCCGTGACGGGCCTCGACGTCAGCGACCGACGCGGTGAACGGCATCGGTCAGGCGTCTTCCTGCAGGACCGTGGTCTCCGGGGTCGGCAGACCCTGCCCCACGCCGGCCAGGGTGTAGTTCTCCCGCGGAGTGCGGTCGAGCTTCGTACCGATGTAGCCCTGCTCGGCACGCTTGACGGCGTTGTCCCGAACGAGCTCCTGCAGGGCCGCCGCGCCCGGCTCGTCGGCGATCGCGTCGGCGGGCAACGCGTCCTGACGAGGCGGGTTGGTGGTCTGCGGGAGTCGGCTCGGCGCCTTCTGCGGCAGGGCAGTCTTCTTCTCGGCAGGCGCGGCTGCCTTGGTGTCGTCAGCCATCTCGGTGTCCTTCCTCAGCTGCGGCTGATGGTGATGAACGCGGTACCACCGGGATCGGCGATGCCGGTGCCGACCGCGGCCGAACGGAGCTCCAGCACGTCGCCGGCGGCGACGGTGGTGGCGTTCGCCACGACGGACAGGGTGATGGTCTTCTCGTCGAACGCCGCTGCGTTGGTACCGCTGGCGAAGTTCAGCGACGCCACCACCGTGCTACCCGAGCCGTCCTGGCCCCGGTTCACCACCGAGATGGTCCGGTTGTTGGTCGCGGCGCCGGTGATCGCAGCCACCGGGACGTAGGTCACCGAAGTGACCACGCCGGCGTACTCGCAGGTCACCGCGGCCGAACCGGTGTTGGCAGCGGCGATCGCCGGGACCTCGGCCTCGTACTTACGGGCCAGGGGTGCCATTCCACTCATGATCGAATGCTCCTTCTACGGATCAGGCGCCGACGGTGCGGATGTATCCGACCGGGTACCGGCTGCCCTCGACGGGCTGGTCGCGGTTGATCGGGTTGGAGACCTGCCAGCCGACCCGGAAGGTCACGCGCAGCGCGAGCATGTCCTGCTGCGGCAGGTTGTAGACGATGGCGCCGGTGTTGTCGGTGATCACGGCCTGGTCGAGCACCTTGTACGACACATCCTTGCGGATGCCGACGCGGAACTGGCTCCACGAGCCGCCCATCAGGCGCACGCCGTTCACCCCGACCCCACCCGAGACCGGCCACAGGCCGCGCATCGGGTAGACGATCCGGTGCCCGTCCAGGCTGTTCAGGTCCCCACCGATGCGGCCGATGTCGAGCTTCTGGCCGTCGGTGGCGCGAGCCTTGCGCAGCTTGGTCCGCAGCGAGATCGGACCGAGGAAGCCGGTCACGTCGTAGCCGTCGGCCTCGATCACCGCGTACAGGTCGTCCACGTCACCGAGGAACCCACCGGCAGCAGCGGCGTTGGTGCCCTCGTCGATCACGTTCCCGGCCGCGGCAGCCGCGGCGAGGATGTTGGTCGGGAAGCTGGCTGGCGCGTTGGCACCGAAGAAGACGGCCTCGTCCAGGACGCGACCGATGGCCTCGACCAGGAGCGGACGCGACTCCTCCCAGATGTTCATCGTCAGGTCGTCGATGACGTTCTCGGGTACCGGGAGGATCGTCGCGATCTCCTCGATGGTCATGTACTTGTTGGCCCAGCTGAGCTCGGTGGTCTGCTTGAGACCGGTGTCGCCGCTCACCCAGTAGGCGATCGGCAGGGCGCTCAGAATGGGGAAGCGGATCTGGCCGCCACCGACAGGGAGGCGGGGGAACAGGGCGAGCACCGCGCTCTCCTCGACCGCCTTGCCGAGCATGTCGTTGACGACCTGCTCGGGGATCAGCGGGGAGACGTCGGTGCGCGAGGTCAGCGAGTTGTAGGCGCTGTAGGAGTACTTGTGGATGCGCCGGCCATCGGCGCGGTGCAGCTGGGTCATCGCGGAGTCCCTCTCAGGGGATCAGCGACGGCGGTTCCTCAGAGCGTCCCGCACCGTGGAGTCGAACGATCCGCCGGCAGCGGGGGTGCCGCGAGTTCCGCCGTCGAAGGACGGGGGATCTTGCTGCCGGCCACTGCCCTGGATCCGCTCGGAAAGCAACTTCGCCGCGCTCTCGGTCTCCTCGACGCTCAGGCCCCTCGGCAGGAGAACCAGGTCCTCGAAGCCCAGGCCGTGCTTGATCGCCGCCGTGAGGCGCGCGACCTCGGCGTTCGCCGAACCCAGGTCGGCCTCGAGCTTGGCCGACTTCGCAGTCAGCCGCTCGGTGTCCGACTTGGTGGAGTCCTCGATCTCGGCGAGCTTCCTCGCCGCATCCGCGTTCGCCTTGGCCCGGGTCTCGTTGTCCCGTGCCTGCCGCTTCCACCGCTCGAGCTCCGCCTGGAGCTTCGTCGGGTCCGGCTGCTGCTGCTGGCTCTCGTTCCCCTGGCCATCGTCCTGCGGTCCCGTTGCGGGGTCGCCGGTCAAGGTTCCGGTGGAGCCGCCCAGCGTTGCGCCGACGACGGTGCCCTCGGAGGAGTAGCGGTAGCGATGCAGACGAATGCGCATGATCTAGGTGTGGCCCTTTCCCGTTGCGGGGATCGCCGCGGACCGTTCCGGCCCATGGTCGCTCAGGCGCGAATGTAGCCGAACTGCGCGAGCAGCCTCGCCGCTTCGGCACGGTCACCTGCAGCATCCTTGATCAACTGCCATGGAGTGGGCTTGCCGCCCTTGGTCCGAGTGCCGTCGCCGGCGATCGAGACCTTGCCCCTGGTGGCCGCATTCACCACCCGGTTGATGTCTGCGCCGGCCTCGATCGCCTCGCTGACCGCCTTGCCGAACAGCGCGGTGCGCTCGGCCGGGGACAAGGAGTCGAAGTAGGCGCGGGGATCGGTGGCCATCGTGCCGACCGCGGCCACCGTCGCCGGGATGTGCAGGCACCGGCAGTTCGGGTGCCGCTCGAAGCCGCGGTTCCACTTGTAGAACCGGCCGGCCAGGATCGCGCACCGCGAGCAGGCGCCCTGCTCGATCACCCGGATCCAGCCGTAGGTGAACTTCTGTCCCGGTTCGGTCGGTTCCGATCCGATCAGCACGGCCTGGTCGGCCGCGCGGCCGGCGTCGGCGGTCTCGGTCATCACGACCATCTCGAGGAACCGCTGAGCGCGCGCGAGCGCCTCGACCCGATCGGCCATGCCCGAGCGCACCAGGGCCTCGGCGCGGACCGGGGCCAGGCGCAGCACCGACTCGAGGTCGACCCCCTCGAAGGAGCGGCCGGCGAACGCGAGCGGATCCAGCGCGGGAGTGAGCACCGGCTCGTCCATCAGCGCCAGGATGTCCTCGACGAAGCTCGGCGCCATCGCGGCGATCGCCTCCTGCGCCAGCGACAGCGCGGCGAAGATCCGAGCGCCCAGCCCGCCGAGCCAGTCGCTCAGGATCGACCGGGGGTCGATCTGCTGCCAGGCACCTATGACTGCACCGGCCGCCGCCATCTGGACGACGAGGCGACGCTCCTGCTCGAGCTCAGCCCTCGTCTGCGCGGCGGAGAGGGATGACGTTGCCGGGCTCGACCTCGTGGACGGTTGGACGCTCACGCTCAGATGATGGCGGCTTGTCGTGCGGCCAGCTGTGGATCCAGTTGTGCACCGAGACGTGCCCGGGTTCGGCGCGCCGGTACAGCAGGAAGTCCCCGACGATCCAGAAGGCGACCACGAGCGGCGCCAGGGCGGAGAGCATCTGCGGAGAGACCATCACCCAGCCGAGCGGCCCCGCAGCGACGGGCAGGGCCAGCGCGGCGACCGTATCGGCGACGCCCAGGAGCTTCATCGGGTCTCGCGCTGCCCGCGGGTGGAGCCCTTCGTCTGGCGCGAGTCGAGCCACTCGCGGACGTCCTCGGGGCGGAACCTGAGATGACGGCCGACGATGATGCCGCGGGGGGCGGTCCCATCGAATCGCCAGCGCCTCACCGTGCTCACCTCGACCGAACAGATTCGCGCGAGGTCGCCGATGGTCAACAGCGGCTCGAACTGATCTCCGACCCCGGTCATCACATCGCCTCCCAGCATTCCTTGTGGCACCAGCCGACGTCGTCGACCGCGCAGATCCAGTCGCCCTCGTGCATGTCGTCCAGACACTCGGCGCACGGGGAGCGGAACGAGGCGGTGAAGAACGGGCCGTGCCCGGGTCGCTCGGGGGCGAGGATGTCGCGCGGGGCCGACTCGATCCTCGCCGGAGGAGCGGCCTGCTCCCGGCAGTGGCTGCACCAGGACCTGACCAGATCGGTGATCTCGCAGCGTTCCTCGGCGACGCTCATCCGCTCACCTCCTCGTCTGCTCGATGCGGCGCTCCAGCTCGGCCAGCATCGCCAGCTTGTCCTGGGCGACCTTGGCCGTCTCGACCTGGAACTCCAGCTTCTGCCGAGCGCGCCGGATGGCGAACCCGGGGTCGTGCTTGGCCTCGGCGAGAGTGATGCCGGCCAGCCTGGCCAGGCTCAGCCAGTCCTTCTCGGTCATCCGCTTCGCCATGGGACGACGGTAGGGGAGTTTACTACTGGTTGTCAACGGAACTAAGCTGCGACCGTGCCCCAGTCACGCTTCTACGCCACCGAGCACTCGCTGCCGATCGACCTGCACGAGAACCTGGACGACCTCGCTCGCGGAACGTACTGCCATGCCGCGGCGATGCGACTGCTCGCCCAGCATGGCTGGAGACCGGTCGACCACGCCTGCGTCGAGGTGTCCTTCGCCCGTCTGGGCGACGGGGAGTGGGTCACCTGCGAACGGCAGGACGCCGACGTCGTCGAGATCCGGGTCGAATGGACCATCGCCACGATCGACGGAAAGCGTGGCGCATGGGGGGAGGCGTGGGCCTGACCGCGGCGTGCCGGCCCATCACGAACCGACCGCGCCGGACGTCCTGGTGGAGGACCCGGCGCGTGAGGCGTCCGGCCGCTGCCCGTTCGCACTGGTGCCGGTCGGCTGGCCGTAGCGCGGGGCGAGCGCGGCCAGCGGATCCATCGCCTGCATCCGGCGCAGCTCCTCCTCGCGCATGACCCGCCATTTCTTGACCTCGCTGGGGGTGGCGCCCCAGCGCTCCCACAGCGCTTCCTGCGGAACGCCGATCGTGCTCATCTTCACCAGGGCATCGACGAGCTCGCCCTCGGAGCGGAACTCGGGGTTGCGCCACAGGGTCTCCACCGTGGCATCGGTGGGCACCTCGCCCATCCCGGACAGTCGCCGCGCCCAGCGCATCGCCTGCTCGAGGGACAGCGAGTGTGGCCGGTTGCGCTGACGGACCTTGGCGGCCAGACCCGACTCGGCCATCCGCAGGGTGTCGCCGGCCACGTTCGCGACATCCCCGAGCAGGTACTGGGCGGGGGTGCGCGAGCGGGAGGCGATGTCCTTGACGTCGGCGTTCTTGGTCTCGATATACCCGCCGAGGTCGGCTGCGGTGAACTGGCCGAACTTGGTGTCGATGGCCGCCGTCGACACGATCCGGTGCATGCCGATCTTGATCTTGTCGGTGGGGTTGCCGAACTGGTCCACCTCGGGCCAGCCCGTCGCCCACTTCTGCGGGAAGGCCCCGAAGTCCTGGGCGATCAGCCGGTCGGCCAGGCCCTTGTTGATCCGGTCCTGGATCGGGATCAGATCCTCGATCTCCGAGCGCCCACCCAGGCCGAGCAGTGGGTTGTTGGGGAGCTCCCACGCCGGCACGATCGGGATCCCGGTGCGCTCGGCCTCCGGTTCGCTGCCCCCGCCCAGGCGAGGGATCCACGTCGGGTCCGACGGCAGGGTGGAGCCCAGCGTGCTGGAGGAGGCGAACTTCCAGACGTAGCCGGGCAGGTACAGGGTGGCCATCGTCTTGCCGGTCCACTCGTCCAGCCACAGCTTCAGCCCGGCCGCCACCTCGCGCCGGTTCGTGCCCGGGGTGTGCTCGACGATGAACTCGTCGGGGTGCTCGATGTGCAGTCGGGCGATCTGCTCCCCGCGCTGCGGCGGCTCGACCATGAGGAACGCGGCCCCGGTGACCGCCGACTCGAGCAGGCCGGCGTCGAACCAGGAGTCCAGGCCGTTGGCCTGCCAGATCCGCCACATGTCGTCGTCGGCGTCCAGGTCCTTGTCGCCGGCGTCACTGGCCTGGCCGACCCGGAACCCGACGACCTCCTGACGCTCGACCTGTGCGTCGACCACCAGGCCGAGGTAGTTCGAGCGGGTGAGCAGCAGGATCCGGCGGAACTCCTCACGGGCCTCGGCGGTGAGCCAGGGGACAGGGTGGTTGCCGAGGTAGTAGTTGCGCAGGATCTCGTTCGCCGTCCGTGCCGCACCGAGCTTGGTGTAGAGCCGACGCAGCCACCAGCGGGGCGAGAGTGACTCGAGGTCCGTCATCACGGCCACGCTCGTGGTCCCCTCTCACCGCACCCAGGTCTTGCCGATCGCCCACCGCACGGCGGACGGCTCGCCCCATGCTGCCTCAGCGTGCAGGTCAGCTGCGGCCTCGTGAGCAAGGACGGCGGTCATTGCCAGGTCGATCTTGCGGGCTGGGTCCGGCTTGACCAGCAGGTACTTGTCGCCGGGCTTGGCGGCCTTGCGGGCATTGAGCAGGTGATCGCGAACGATCCTGTTGCCGTCGTGGTGGATGCGCTTCTCGATCAGATCGATCCGGTAGCGGTACAGCGCCGGGAACATCCGGGTCAGCACGTAGGTGTCGAACTCGAAGACCACCTCGTCGCTGAACTCGAGCGCCCAGTCGCCGATCTCGCTGCGCCAGTCCCTGGGGTCGGCGTACAGGCGGCGCAACCGGTACGTCGAGGCGATGTCGGCCACCGCGGCCTTGACCTCCCCGCGCGGGATCGTGCCACCCCACTCGGCCGGGTCCCAGAACGTCGGCCGGCGATCGGGGCCGTAGGTCGGGACGAAGGAATAGCCGGACTGGGTCTCCAGGGTGATCGCGGTCCAGTCGCTGGACTCCGAGCCGTCGAAGCCGGCCGCGACCGGGGTACCGGGGGCGACCACCTCGGGCGCCGCGGCGTCGTCGATCACCGACTCCTTGAGCCAGGCACCCAGGCCGGCGACGATCCGGTTGCCGAAGAAGCGCTCGGCGTTGGCCGGGTCGGCCTGGATGAGCTCGAGCGCCTCCGGCTCGATCGAACCCTCGAGGTCGACCCACGGGCTGCCCCGGTAGACGTACTTGAGGATCCGCCGGCGCTCGACCTTGTTGGTGAAGGACAGCCCCGGCGGGGCCAGCGGGTGGAGCCGGAAGATGTCGTGGACCTTGAGCGAGGCCTGGTAGGTGCCCTGGGCGACCGACTGCTCGGAGGGGTCCCAAGCGTTCGTGGTCTCCATCAGCCGGCCCCCCATGCCGGCGACGCCACGGCGCTGGGTCTTCGCGACGACGTCCATCGCGTTCTGCGGCAACCAGATCCCGGTCTCGTCCTGCAGGACGAAGGTCACCCGCTGGCCCAGGCGCGAACGCTGCGAGCTCGTCACCACGTCGATCCGGCCGTTGTCCGGCAGTCGAGTGAACGACTCCCCGGTGACCGGGACGACCTCGCTCAGCGGGCCGAAGTCGACCATCGGGCGCAGCGCGCCGTAGACGTTGTCCACCTGCTCCTGGCTGTAGGCGGTCAGCTGGATCAGGGGGGTGGGGCGCGGGATCGCCATCGGCTCGCCCGGCTCGTACTCGTAGGCCCAGCCGCACGGGCAGCCGAAGTCGGAGCAGCGGTAGGTCTCCCCGCCGGTGGCCCAGCCGGTGAACATCGTCGGGCCGCAGCCCTCGAGCAGGACGATGGCCGCCGAGACGGGCCCCTTGCCGGCCTTCTGCGGCAGCACCACCTGCGAGCGCCGGTAGTGGAACGCCGCCGCCCCGATCGCCGGCCGGTCCTCGTCCGGCAGCGGGGCGTCGATCTTGATCCGGTAGTGGTTGGCGACCAGCCACAGCTGCCAGTCGGTCAGCAGGAACGGCTCGCCCCGCCTGAACCCGTCCGGGACGACGCAGTGCGCCTCGATCCAGTCCGCCGCCACCGACAGGGTCGGGAAGTCGACGACCCAGTCCTCACCCGGTGGCATCGGGGACGAAGTTCTCCGGGACCTCGGCCCACCACCGGGAGCCGACCAACAGCATGTCGCCGAGCAGGGGGGACTGCCCCTCGCTCATCGTGAACTCCGGGGTGCGGTCGGTGCGCAGCGTCCCGCCGGCCTCCCGACAGAGCTCCTCCGCACGCCACCTGGACATGTCGACGATCTCCGGCCCGATGGCGCCGCGGTCGCGGGCCATCCGGTCGGCCTGGCTCATCGGGATCTCCAGCAGCACGTCCAGCTGGTGCGGCTTCACGACTGCGGCCCCTTGCCGTCCTCGCCCCGCTTGCGCATCCGGTCACGCGTGGAGGGCAGCCGGGTCACGGTGCCGGACTTGTCCGCCGGGAGCTCAGGGGCGTCCAGGCCGTTCACCGGCTCGGTGATGTTCGGGTCGATGTCCATCTTCGCCTTGCGCATCGAGTCGATGTCCAGCCACAGTGCGACAGCCTGGCGGCGGACCTCGCCGGCGAGGGGACCGTTGGCAGCGTCGGCGGCGCGCAGGTAGTAGCGCACGTACATGGCCACCTGATCCATCAGGCCGTAGCGCAGCCACTCCCAGGCGACCGGCTTCTCCCTCCACAGCCTTGTCCACATCGAGAGCTCACCTGTGGACGGAATGTCGATCTCCATCGGCCACGGCGGGATGTCGTGGTCGGTGGTCAGGCCGTGTGGCGGCAAGCGCCGCCAGCTGTCGCGGTCACGAGAGCGGCGCAGGGCGGTGGGGTTCGGCGCAGGTCCAGTGGTTCCCATGTCCCGGATGGTACGGCGATGCGTACGTCGTGCCGGGGAGAATGCGATCGGCCCCTGTCCTCATCCGGATGCACACCCAGTTGAGCCGAGGACAGGGGCCGCTCATCACACACGTTCAGCGCTGGAGGCAACCCGCACCGATACATGACCAGCATGCGGGGCTTGACCACGTGCTGTCAAGCGTCCCTCGCTTTACAACGCATTGTCATGGCATGATGAGCGCGTCGTCAACGGAAGGAGGCACCGTGCGACTCACCGACGAACAACAGGCCGTCCACGACGAGATCGTGCGCTGGTTCGAGGATCCCGGAACCCCGCAGGTCCTGCGCCTGTTCGGTCCCGCCGGGACCGGCAAGACCACGCTGGTCGGCCACGTCCGGCAGTCCCTGGCCGAGGCCGACGTGCTGTTCGGGGCGTACTCGGGCAAAGCGGCACATGTCCTGCGCACCAGGGGATGCGAGGGCGCGGCCACCCTGCACTCGCTGTGCCAGATCCGCACCGGCAACCCGGCCAAGGTCGAGCGGGACATGCTGCTCGACGAGCTCGCGCACGACGACCTGGTCCGGAGCCGACTGGCCGACCCGACCTACGAGCGGACCCCGGTCGACCCGTTGCCGTTGCCCGCTGCCCAGCGCGGTCGCCTGCAGGCACGCATCGCCGAGCTCGAGCGGCCGGCGCGCAGGATGGCGTTCGCCCGCAGCGAGGAGTCCCCGATCGCCGAGGCCGACCTGCTGGTCTGCGACGAGGTCTCGATGGTCAACGAGAAGCTCGGCAAGGACCTGCTCAGCTACGACACCAAGATCCTCGTCGTCGGCGACCCGCACCAGCTGCCCCCGATCGAGGGCGGCGGGTTCTTCACCGCCTCGGCTGCCCGGTTCGAGACCCTGCACCTGAGCCAGGTGCTGCGCCAGGAGATGGACTCCGACGTGATCAGGTACGCGACCTGGGTGCGCGAGGTGCGCCCGGGCGACGTGCTGGCCCGGGCCGTCCACCTCGAGGCGTCCGCACCGATGCGGATCGGCGACGTCGAGGGGGCGCAGGTCCTCGTCGCGTTCAACGACACCCGGTGGCGCCTGATCGAGGCGATCCGCCAGGATCAGGGTCGCGAACCTGGAGTGCCCGAGGAGGGCGACCAGGTGATCTGCCTGACGAACAACCGTGACCTCGGAGTGTTCAACGGGCAGACCTTCACCGTCGAGGCTGCCTACACCGGGCGGAGCGGGCTGCTCGAACTCGACCTGATCGACGACCTCGGCGAGGAGTGGTCGGTCCAGGCCTTCCCCGAGGCGTTCGAATCCCTCGCCGGGGAGAAGGCGCTCAAGGCCCGCGGCGCCGGCTGGCGCGACGAGATCGCCCTGATGACCTTCGCCCAGGCGATGACCGTGCACAAGGCGCAGGGCAGCGAGTGGGACGACGTCGCCCTGGTCGTCGAACCGGCCCGCCAGGTGCGGGTCGGCTGGAACCTGCAGCCCTGGCTCTACACCGGGCTGACCCGGGCGGCGAAGACCGTCACCACCTGGCCACGATTCCTGGAGGGCTGATGTCCAGATACACGATCACCTGCTTGGTCTGCGGCGCGAAGTTGATCTCCGTCGATCCCGAGGAAATCGTCGCTTTCGACCGCCATCACACCGAGCGCCACGGCGATTCGACGACACGAATGAAGGAGGGATCGGAATGAACTACCCCAACTACGACCACATGCGCAACGACAACATCGCCACCTACCAGCACGTCATCGCCACCTGGGTACTGCACAACTTCGGCAACGACAACGAGTTCGCCACCGTCGGCGGCCTCGTCGAGGAGGTCGGCGAGGTGATGCGCGCCGCCGTGAAGCGCTCGCAGGGCATCCGCGGCACCCGCGAGGAGTGGGACGCCGAGCTACGCAAGGAGGCGGCCGACGTCTTCATCAAGCTGTGCGACGTCGCCCAGTTCTACAAGTTCGACCTGGCATCAGCGATCGAGGACCGCTGGTCCGAAGTCAGTCGACGCGACTGGCTGGCGAACCCACAAGGACACGGGATCGGATCATGAGCGCCATCGTCTTCCTGGACACCGAGACCACCGGGCTGGACCCGGACGACCACATCTGGGAGATCGCGGCCATCCGGCGCGAGGCGGACGGGAGCGAACACGAATTCCACTGGTTCCTGCACCACGACCTGCGCAAGGTCGAGCACCTGCCCGAGTGGTTCCGTGCCGACCACGACGCACGCTGGGACGCGGCGGCGGCGCAGGATCCGCTCACCGTCTGCGAGCACATGGCCGACGAGGTGTTCACCGACCGACCACACGTCGTCGGCGCCGTCCCCAACTTCGACACCGAGCGGCTGGCCCGGATCCTGCGCCGGTTCGACCTGCGCGAGGGCTGGCACTACCACCTGATCGACATCGAGACCTACGTCGCCGGGTACCTGCGTGGCAAGTACGGAGTCGCCCCGCAGCTGCCCTGGGACTCCAGCCTGCTCTCCCTCGCCGTCGGCGTCGAACCGCCCGAGGACCGGCACACCGCGATGGGCGACGTGCGGTGGATCATGCGGACCTGGGACGCGGTCCACCGATGAACTGGCGAGTGCTGATCTACGTCACCGTGGCTGTCGCAGCGACGCTGATCTGGGGCGTGATGTTCGTCCTGGACCCGTGGCCGGCGGTCTTCGCCTACCTCGGCACGGTGGCGATCCTCGGACCACTGATCGCCTGGGCCAAGCGTCGCCACAACGCCCCGCCGTACCGGCGACCCGGCCCCGCCCCGAGCACGGTGAACATCACCTACAACGTGCTCAACGTCCATGGGGCGAATCCTGCGGACCTGCCACGAAGCGTCGGTGGTGCGGTCTACCGTCAAGCACCCGGCGTCCCCCGCGAGCTCGACGCCGCCCACCATCAGGAGGATCTCCCATGAGCGACCCTGTCGGAACTTCGGCGCCGGACGACGGCATGCAGGACGTGGAGATCAAGCTCGGCCGCCGCGGCGACACCACGGTCATCGTCGGCGGGATCGACGTCGCGAAGTACTGCTCCGGGATCACCCTGCGTGCCGACGTCGCCTCTCTGCCCGAGCTCTCCCTCGAGCTCTCCCCACGCCGGTTGCAGTTCGCCGGGCGCGCCGAGGTCATCGTCGAGGGGGAGGTCTGGGATCTGCTCGTGGCCGCCGGATGGACTCCGCCCGGGGGTCGCGAGTGACCCTGTTCCAGGACGTCGTCGCCAGCGGGTGGCCCGTCTTCCCGTTGCGCGCCCGCACCAAGATCCCGGCCATCGCCTCGGCGCACCCCAAGGGCGACCCACGCCGCGGAGTGTGCAAGGGCGAGTGCGGCAACGTCGGGCACGGGGTGTGGGACGCCACCACGAAGATCCAGGTGCTGCAGGGGTGGACGGCGGCCTACCCCGAGTGCAACTGGGCGCTGCACTGCGGCGCAGCCGGGCTGCTCGTCATCGACGTCGACATCAAGCGGCCCCACCCCGACAACGGTGAGTACAACTGGCGCGAACACTGTGCGCGCGAAGGCTACGTGCCGACCTTCACCGTGCGCACCCCGTCCGGCGGCTGGCACTTCTACTACCGGCTGCCGACGGATCTGGTGATCACCACCCGGGCGCTGCTCGGCCCCGGGATCGACATCCGCTCCACCGGCGGGTACGTCGTGCTGCCCGGATGCTTCGTGGACGACGACGACGTCCGCGGCAGCTACACCATCGTCGACAACCTGCCGATCGCACCCCTGCCCGCCTGGATCGAACGGCTCTACCGCGACGACCAGGCCGCACGGCAGGCGATGCACCGGGTGGCCGACCCCGCCAACGCGGCCTCGGCCGACAGCGTGCGCGAGCGCCTGCTGCAGCTGCGCGACGAGCTCTCCGCGCTGCCCGAGGGCGAGGGCGCCAACGGCGCCAGCCGGATCGCGTTCCTGGCCGGGCAGTACTGCGGCGCCGGACAGGCCGACCCCGACGACACCATCGTCCTGCTGATCTCGGCGATCGAGGACTGGTCGTGGAGGCGGGCCGGGGACCGGATCGCCCTGGAACGCCAGATCGCCAAGGGCGTGCACGACGGCATGCGCCAGCCGCGGACCTGGGAAGCCGCTCCGGACCGGTTCGTCTGGTTCCCCGGCCAGGACATCCTCGACCCCAAGCCCATCCCGCCCGACTACGCCCCGCCAGGGGGCGGTGGGGTGGGGCCGCACATCACGGCGGTGGCCTCCGGCAAGCCGTGGCTCGACGTCACCAACTCCGGAGACGCCCTGGACGGGCTGAAGATCGAGATGGGCGTCGGACTGCTGACCGGGCTGTACCTGCGCGACGGCACGGTGATGCACACCCCGCGGATGGGCTCCGACGGCTACATCCCGCCCAAGCACCCCCTCGCCGACGACGGTCCGGCCCAGATCCGCGCGGTGGACGCCGAGCGCCTCGGCGCCCTGGTGGACGGCGCCTACCAGGTGGTCACCACCACCGCGAAGGGCGCCGTCTTCGCCAAGCACTTCCCGCCTGGTCTGGCCGCCCGGCTGCTCGGCGCCGCCGCCGTCGAGCTCTGCCCGAACCTGCCCGAGATCAGCGGGGTGACCCACACCCCGATCGTGCGCCCCGACGGCTCCGTGCTCGACGAGCCCGGCCACGACACCTCGACCCGGCTGCTGTACCTGCCGACCGCTGGGATGGGCGCGGTGAAGGTCCCCGAGGTGCCCAGCCCCGCCGAGATCGCCGCGGCCCGCGAGGTCGTGCTCACCCCGATCCGCGACTTCCCGTTCGTCTCCACCGTGCACCGGGCGAACTGGCTGGGCATGGCGATCACCCCGTTGATCCGCACCATCGTCCCGCCGCCCTACCAGCTGGGCATCATCGAGGCGTCCAACCCCGGCTCGGGCAAGTCCTACCTGCTGGCCATCCTGCGGCTGATCCACTCCGCCGCGGTCCGCTCGGCGCTGCCGGCGACCAATGAGGAGTGGTCGAAGGTGGTCCCCGCCCTCCTGTCGGCCACCACCGCGCCGATCATCGCGTTCGACAACGTCCGCGGCGTGATCAAGTCCAGCTACCTGGAGGGCCTGCTCACCCTGCCCGAGATCGCCGACCGGGTGCTCGGGCGCAACGACAAGACGGTGCGGCTGGCCAACGACCGGCTCTGGATCATGACCGGGAACAACGCCACCTACGGCGGGGACCTGGCCCGGCGGATCCTGCGCTGCGAGATCGACCCGGGCATCCCCGACCCGCAGCGCCGCCAGTTCGATCTCAACCCGGTGACCTGGGTGACCAGGCACCGCGCCGCCTACCTGAGCGCCCTGCTGACCCTGGTGCGGGCCTGGGCGATGGAGGGCCAGCCAGTCCACCGGGTGAACCGCTCCGACGACTACGCGACCTGGATCGGCACCGTCCGCGGCATCCAGGAGGTGGCCGGTTTCGACATGCGTGACGGCCTGTTCGCCGACGACGGCGCCTCCGCGCCGACGGAGGTCAGCGAGGACGACGCCGAGTGGGGCACCTTCCTCCAGGTCCTCGAGGAGCACTTCGGCCACCGCCCGTTCACCGGCCGGGACATCGCCTCGAGGATCGAGGGTGACTACTCCGATGCGACCCCGGACGGTCGCATCGCCCGCGAGCTCGTGCCCGGGATGATTCTCGAACGGACCAAGACCGGCCACGCAGAGCGATCGATCGGTCGATGGCTGAGCAACCGGGAGGGCCGCTGGGTGGCCAACCTGTGCATCCGAAACGTGGGCAAAGTGGACATAGGTCCCCAAAAACACTCAAAGCTCTATCGCGTCGAGCGATTCGTCGGATGACCCGTGATCAAGAGGCTGATTTCCATGATCAGGGGCGCAATTCATCCTACGACTGGGAGGTTTGGAGGTTTAGGAAGAGTGATTCCTACCCAGTGCTATACAAAAAAATTCAGACATATCGTACATATACACATGTCCGTTATGTCGCATACGCATTCCGTATAGCGGGGGGGTAGGAATCACTCTTCCTAAACCCCCAAACCTCCTGCGTTACGACTCATCTACACACAGCGACCAGACTACGGAGGGTGACATATGAGCGATGTGGAACTGTTCGCCGGGCCGGGCGGGTTCTCCACCGGCTACGTCCTGGCGAACCTCGGCGGTGACCTGCACGGCTACGAGTGGGACGGCGACGCCTGCGCCACCGCGGTGGCCGCCGGGCACAAGCGGGAGCAGGTGGACGTGACGACCGTGGACGTCTGGCCGCGCGGCTCGATCCGGCGACTGATCGCCAGCCCGCCGTGCCAGGGCTTCAGCCCCTCCGGCCTCAAGCTCGGCCGCGGCGACGCCGGGCTCATCCTGCAGGCCATCGAGACGATCGCCACCGGCGCCCCCGCCGACGAGGTGCTCCTCGCCCTCGCCGAGAACTGTGCCGACCCACGCAGCGCGCTGGTCCTGCAGCCCCTGCGGTGGGCGCTGGACACCGAGGCCGAGGTCCTCGCCTGGGAGCAGGTGCCCTACGTGCTGCGGATCTGGCAGGCCTGCGCCGAGGTCTTGCGCAAGCGCGGCTGGTACGTCTGGGTCGGCGTGCTGTCTGCCGAGCAGTACGGCGTCGCCCAGACCCGCAAGCGGGCGTTCCTCATCGCCAACCGGCGCTACCGAGTCATCCCACCGTTCCCGACTCACTCGCGCTACTACGCCCGGGACCGCCATCGCCTGGACCCCGGCGTCCACAAGTGGGTGTCGATGGCCGAGGCGCTCGGCTGGGGCATGACTGAGCGGCCCAGCCACACCATCACCGCAGGCGGCACCGGGTCCGGCGGCGGCGTCGAGGTGTGGGGCAACTACTCGCGTCGCGTGGTGATGGAACGCGAGCTCGAGGAAGGCCGCTGGGCCGACAAGGACCTCATCGGCTTCCCTCGCCGCGACGACGGGCGCGAGGCCATCGAGATCGACGGCGTCGCCTACCGGGCACGAGACCTGCGCCGCGGCGACGAGCCGGCCTTCGTCCTGACCGAGAAGGCCCGTAGCTGGGTCCGCTTCGCCGGGGCCGGGGCGACCAGCGAGATGACCGCCGGGCAGATCCCCCGCGACCTGGACGAGCCCGCCCACACCATCACCGGCAAGGGCACCGCCGCCTGGATCGCCGGGGACGCGCGGCCACGGGCGACCCGGCGTCGCCTCGACGAGCCCGCGCCGGCCATCTTCGCCGCCCGCTCCGGCAACCCTCGCTGGGAGTCCGGCCCCGAGGACGAGCAGCGGGTCTACGAGCGTCGCGAGACCATCCGCCGGGTCACCGTCGCCGAGGCCGCCGTGCTGCAGTCCTTCTCGGCCGACTACCCGTTCATGGGCAGCCGCACCGCCCGCTTCCGCCAGGTGGGCGACGCCGTCCCGCCCCTGCTCGCTCGCCACGTCCTGCTCGCCGCGGAGGGGCTGTCGTGACCCGCCTCGGTAGGTCCGGCTGGCGCGGCCCGGAGCTCCTCGCCGAGGTCGACATGATCCTGCCCGGCGCGCAGAGCCTGGCCGAGGTGGCCGAGCGGCTCGGCATCTCGCCGGCCGGCATCTCCAGGGCCGCCTATCGTCATGGGCGGCGGGACCTCGCCAAGCCGTTCGGCTACCTCGCCCGCCGCGGGAGGGAACTTCGATGAGCAGCACCGTCGCCGGTACCTGTCCGGCGTGCGGCCACCGGGCGCTGATCCTGCACCCGTCCGGCGCGATCGGCTGCAATGCCCCCGACTGCCCACGCCCGAGCGCGGTCGCCGAGCTCCTCGACGCCGAGCGGGGGCCGATCCACCTCGTCGACCTGCGCAAGGACTGCTACGTGATCGAACATCCGCTGATCGAGCGCCTGGATGGCGTGCTGTTCGACTGTCCGCTGCACCGAGTCCTAGAGGAGATGGACAGCCCGCCCAGCCCGCCCAGCCGCTACGAGGTCCGACTCCACGACGAGGGCGTGTGGTGGTGGACGAGGGCTCCCTCGTGAATGACAACGTTTACATTGTTCGCGAGACCCCTTGCGCCACAGTCGATTTCGTGACCCGGAACCCGTTGGGGCAGTAGGGGTCCCGGCACGGCCTGCGTGGTAGACGGAGCGTAGAACGCTGTACTACTCTGCGTGACCGGCATCCTGACCGGCGGATTTCTCGCCTCCCATCAGGTCCTCTCGCGCGCGCCGGCGCGGGGGTGCCCCCCCGGGTGCGCGTGCATGCCGGCGCGCGCGTGTGCGCGTCCAGGCGCGGGCGTGCGCACATGCCGGCGCGCGAATACGCCAGCGCCGACGTCGATGTCAACGATGAACTCGAGCTCTAACCATGTGACCCACGCCACATCACCTCATCACTTGACAACGCACCGACAACCTGCGCAGGATGTGCTCATCACACACACCGACCACAGGAGCACACCATGCGTCGCATCATCGCTACCCTCATCGCCACGCTCGCCGCTATGTGCGTGGCGCTCACTCTCACCCCCGCACTCGCACACGCTGCGCCCATCCCACCGTGCACACACGAGGACGGAAGCGGGCAGGATCTGTGTAGGTGGGATGCGAGTGCCCAAGGCAACTGGGGAGGCGACTCGTTCGTCGTGCGGCGCACGACGCAAGGCGTGACGTTCGTATACGACAACGGCGACACCTACGCCGAGGCCAACGTCCCCACGCGCCACGCGCTACACGTGCTCCACATGGGCAAGCGTGCGCCATGGTGTGCCGAGGACTTCGCACCCAGCGCTACCCAGCGCGTGTGCCGTACGCCCGACTCCGGTGGCGTTGTCGTGACCATGCGCGCCGGACGCTGGTACGTGTCCGTGTGGCCGGGCGGACACGTGGTCGAGCGTCGTCACGCCTGAGGGCAGGCATGGGCCGCGTACGCACCGCGCGGCCCATGCTATGTGACCCACGCCACACTGACGGAGACTTGACAGCGCACCGACAACCTGCGCAAGATGTACGCATCGCAAGGCACACACACACCGGAGGCACACCGTGATCACCACACTCGTCCCGACCACGCTCGAGCGCGCCGAGCTCGCGGCCGCACACGCGCTCTACACCGCGCTCTCCAGTGCCGCGCTCGAGGCATGGGACGCGTATCTCACGACGCCTGGCGCACTGTCCGCGCTCGAGCACGGGCGCGCGTATGAGCGTCTCGCCGATGAGCGCGACCGCGCCATCGCGCGACTGTCCGCGCTCGAGGAGCGCATCCGCGCGACCGGACGCCTGCCGTACCTGGCCGTTCCGCGCTTGCGCGGCGTGGCCGACTGACCCCAAGTCTCCGCCCGGGCGCGCGTGCACACCCCGTAGCGCCCGGGCGGACCACAACGCGCGCCCGCCGGCCTGGACGCGCGCGCCCCCCCGCCGGCCTGGACGCGCGCGCCCCGTGCGGCCGTGCCCGCGCCCGTGCGCGCCCCGTGCGGCCGTGCCCGCGGCCGTGCGCGCCCGTGCGGCCGCCCGAGGC